TTTTAAGTTTGTCATATCGATTGGATAACTCCTCATACTTTTTATTGTAATCTTCTAACGCTATGTCTGATTTTGAATTTTCATTGACAAGTCTACTCACAATTTCTGAAGTTACCATGATATCTTCTTCAATTTCAATGATAGCATCATCGAGTTTTTTAGTATCAGTTAATAGTGCAATGACTTCGTATGTATCTTCAATGATTCTTTCTTTATCTTCCATTGAAAGATTATAAGCACTAATAAATTTAAGTTTAATGTCTTCCTCTGCTAAATTAGGCGTTTGGCATTTTTCTTTATGCTTATGGAACTTGTTATTACATTGATAAACGAACCTTGAGTACTTACTGTTGGAGTGCCATTTCTTTTTGCCATAGAATCCACCACAATCTTCACAGATGAGTTTCGATGCGAATACATCAGATGATGAGTACTTAGCACCAATTTTATCTCTTCGTTCAAGCTCAATTTGAACCAGTTCCCACATATCTCTGTCAATGATCGCTGGATGACTATTTTCAACGTAATATTGAGGAATTTGTCCGTTATTCTTAACCATTTTATGATCGAGATAGTTATCAGTAAATGTCTTTTGAAGCAGTGCATCACCTTTATACTTCTCATTGGTAAGTATTGAGTTTACAGTATTCTTTGTCCAGTTAGTTGTTTTTCCTGTTGGCGTTTTGATGTGTTTTGACTTTAGATAGTTTGCTATGCCTGTTGCAGTCTTTCCTTCAACCAAAAACATCTTATAAATCATTTTGACAATCTCTGCTTGATCTTCATCAATCACAATCTTTTCATCTTCTTTCTTATAGCCTAGAAACGATTTATAAGCAAATGAAACTTTACCCTGTTGAAAGCCGACTCTCTTACCCCATGTCACGTTTTGACTGATTGAACGTGATTCTTCTTGAGCGATTGATGCCATGATCGTTAATATGAGTTCACTTTTGGGATCTAGCGTCCAGAGATTTTCTTTTTCAAAAAACACTTCAACACCGTTATCTTTTAGTTTTCTAACATAAGATATGGTGTCTAATGTATTTCTTGCGAATCTTGATATGGACTTAGTAATGATTAGATTTATCTTTCCATTTAATGCGTCTGCGATCATTTTATTAAAGCCTACACGTCTTTTTGTATTAGTCCCAGAGATACCTTCATCTGCATAAACGTTAATATACTCCCAATCTGGCTTATCTTCTATAAACTTCTTGTAATAGGTGACTTGAGCTTCATAGCTAGTATATTGTTCGTCTGAGTTGGTAGAAACTCTCGCATAGGCTGCGACTTTCTTAACTGCCATTTGATTAAGTGGCATTTGTGTTAATGGGTGAATCGTAGATGGAATGACTGTAACCTTAGCCATGATGAACACCTCCTTTATGTTGTTTAAGTGCTCTGATTCTTGCTTTTTCCCTCATTTCAGGCGTCCAAGTTTCACTTCTTGAGCTTTTGTTCCAAGTCTGTTCAACACTTGTTTCATCTTTAAATTGAAAAATAAGATTGTTTTCGGGTATCACGATTACCTGCTTAACTTTTGATTTGAATACTTCTTCATCAAAGGATCTAATTTCCAATATTGTTTTAGCAGCTTTTTTAATTTCTCTGTCTGGTACTTGTTTAGATGGGCAAGCTTCTATTCCTTTCGTTACTGAAAGTGAACATTTCCAGATTTCATTATGAGGTGTAGATTTATGTGTATATGCTTTACCACAAATCCCACACTTTATCATGCCCTTGAAAGCTTGAGGTTTTTTATTTATTCTTGGTTTGATTCTTTCAGCTCGTTGTTTTCTTATTTCTTGAACTTTATCAAATAGATCCTTGCTAATAATCGCCTCATGATTCTTTTTAACTGCATACTGGTCAAGCTCACCTGAATTGATGATTTTTCTTTTAGATAAGTGATTCTCTCTAAATGTCTTTTGAAGTATCAGATCGCCTGTGAAGTTATAGTTGGATAATATGGTCATGATGCTTGATCTATTCCATTTTGCTGAATTCTTCGGAATGATACCTCGTTCATCAAGGATTTTGCCGATTGTATCGGCACCATATCCAGCAATGTATAATTGATAAATCTGTTGTACGATCTTAGCTTCATCTGGTATTACGATGAAACGTTTGTCTTCAAGTGCATATCCTAAACATGGTTTGCCGCCCCATAGAATACCTTGCTCAAAGTCTTTCTTGATTCTCCATTTCATGTTCTCCGATGTGCTTCTGGATTCCTCTTGAGCAAATGTCACAAGGAACGTTAGAATCATTTCACCTTCACCGCTCAAGGTATGCACGTTCTGTTCCTCAAAGAACACATCAATACCTAATGACTTCAATTCTCTAACGGTTTCTAATAAAATGACTGTGTTTCGAGCAAATCTTGATATCGATTTGGTGATGATCATATCTATCTTCCCCGCTCTACTATCCTCAAGTAAATTTTGAAACTCCAATCGTGAATCTTTAGTACCAGTTAACGCTTCATCTGCATATACACCAGCAAATGACCACTCACTATTATCATGGATCAGTTTCTTATAATGGTTAACTTGAGCAGAAAGCGAGTGAAGCATAGCATCTTTACCACTTGAAACTCTAGCGTAGGCTGCAACCCTCATCTTACTCGCTAACTTGGGTAACGCGTTTACTTTTGTTACTGTTTTCTTTATCATCATTTACCTCCTCTTCCGACACACTATATATCACTCTTTTTGAAGGTATAGTCAAGTCAATAAGTCGGTATAGATTACCTTTTTTGATACAATACTTATCTGCTAAATGTGACTCTGCTTTTTGATAATCTTGCTTAGTCATTTTTCCAGATTCATAAATTAATCTAATAGGTTTCATAGATAAAATATATTTTTCGAGATTAGATCGTTTCATGATGTTTTTTCTCTTTTCGATTCTGATTCCAAAACTGATATCTGCAATGATCAGAACAGAATACCTTTTTCTTCTTTCCCTTGACAGACTTCATGGTGATTCCGCAATATTTGCATGTGCCGAGAAGTAAATCTTCTTCTGATATTTTTGCAAGTGTATACCTTACTGCACTCGCAGTCATGGATAACTCTTTCGCAATTCTTTTGTATCCATATCCTTTTTCTTTCAACTCGTTTATCCTATTTTTTACATCATCACTCATAAGATCAACCTCCTTCACTAGTTAAATGGCGAGGTAAGGTCCGTTTTGCCGGTAAAAAATAAAAAAAACCTCATGTTGAGGATAATTTCCTGTTCATGAGGTCTGTGATTATTTATTTAATTGTTCTTTGATTATTTTTTCTGCTTCAGATAAGGTTTCTTTTCCTTGCATCTTGTTGCTAAATGATATGTAGTCATTAATGATCGCTTCAATCTTTGATTGATTTGTTTCGACAAATTCAACTGCTTTCTCTGTAGATCCGGTTATATTACTTACCCATTCACTTAAACGAGAAATAACAGCTAACTTTTTATCATCGCCATTAAGATATGTCTCGCCTTTGGTTTTCGCTAACTGATTCTTTTCTTCTACAATCATAATAAATTCTTTAATCGTCTTTTGAACACTATCATCAAAAACAATATCTTTTGCTTTGTTCACCAGGTCATACACATTCTCTGCGGTATGTTTCAAATCTTCTTTGACTTCCTTAATCACTTCGTTAAATGACTGGTTTTTATCCAGTTTTGAAGTTACATAAAGCGCAAGTAATAACAATGATATTACCAATAAAATTATCTCAAGTGTTGTCATTTTCTTTTCCTCCTAAGTGTTTATAGATATTAACTTGTGAATCTTCTAATCTTGATACCCGATGTTCTAAAACATTGACATCTTTTTTTAATGACTTGATATCCTGTGAATGAAGTTCGAGTAGATTGATCATTTTCACATTCTGTTTTTCGATTTTTTGTAAGTTCATCATGATTTCATCATTCTTTGACTTATTGTTTCTTTCTTGTCTGTTGAACTGTTTTATAGTCGTTAAAATGACAACAACCATTGTCACTATCCAATAGATTAGATTTTCCATTCTAAATAGATTTAATAAATTATCCCAGTCCATTATGAATCATCTCATTTCGGTAATTTTCAAGGTAGTCCAATTGTTCTTTGATTTCTTCCACATACTTTTGTGCGATTTCATTATCCCAATTATTTTTAAAGTCCATCATCTTAGTAAACCAAGGTTCTTCAACAACAAGCTCATACTTTCCAGTTTTTTCGTAATGATCAACCATTCCTCTAATCCGGAAAACATGATAATGGGACTTAAAGTTGGTGTTTACTTCGAAACGCATGCGACCATATTCAAGTTCTGCTGCGATATGATTAAGCATAAATTCCTTATCCTCAAAAACTAGAAGCTGATTAAGCGTTTCTTGAAAAGATGGATTGATATAGATAAGTGTTCGTTCTATACTCATTACATTGTCTGCAGCAGCTCTATGGTAAGCAATAATGGATTCATCAAATTGCTGCCTTTGAATAAAACGATCCTTCGCAAATACAAATAGATCATACTCGCCAAGCGTTATATGTAGGTTACCTCGAAATCCATCTAAGATAACTGTGACATCTTTATCGCTTGAATAGCTGTCTAATCCATACGCGATCGAACCTCCATAATAAATAAGGAGTATCTCCGTATTTGGAAACACCCCTTCAATCATGTTAAATATATCACTCAAATAGCTCTACCTCCTCTATGGATTCAGGAAGTTTTGGTTCAATCACATCATAGTCATCAATTGCGTCTTCAAACCCTATGACATTTTGTTTTAGCCATTTATATCCTTGAACGATTGGATTAACATCTAAAAACGATGTGAAGTCGGAAAATGGAATTGAGATGTCCAATTCTTCTATTGGCTCATTCTTATTTGCTCTCGCTTCTTTGGATAAATAGGACGCAACACAAATTGTGATCTTCTTGTTTGCATAACTGATGTTAAATGCTGTAATTCGATGATAGGATGCCCCAATTCCAAACTTCGTACTTAGTTCTTTAATAATCGCCATTTTGATTCCTACTTTCTTTTCATTCTATAAATCGTTACAGAGATACTATCAGGTGAACCAATGGACATACCTGGGTTTATGTATAGCGCTGCAAGAGCTCCATAAACGGAATGCGCAAAATCTACCATCTTGATTGTGCCATCTCCTTGACCTGCTAATGTGGTTATACTCTTTCCATATGCAACCCACTGTTGGGTATCCAGATAACTGGACTTAAATGTCGGTGATATTTCAAAGTCAATTACCTTTGTAATACCACTTGTTATCGTTGGTCCAGAAACATAACTATCCTCAATGTATTGAGCAGTGGTGTTTGTAACTGAGCTTTTATCATGCGTAGTATCTTGAGTATTTACGTGATGACTAATATATGAGCCAGGTAAATTTGATAATGAAGATGTTCTGTAGTAAATATAGGTGTCCGATGTGTCCAAAGATGAACCTTGTGTAGAAGCAATCACATGCACTTTATAGATGTAATCTGGATCAAACGCATAGGATAAACTATGATAATATGAATATCCTTGATAAAAATACACTTTTTCAAGTTCTCCACCGATTTTTATGACAGATGAAACCCCTCTTGCATAGAGCACCTCATTGCTATAGTCAAAGGCAAGCTCACCTAAATAGGCCAAATTAGACGTTGTTGGTGTGGTGGATCCACGCTTGACTCTGATGATAGCCATTAATATGTACCACCATCAATAATTGAAGATGGCTGCAGAATTTTACTTGCATCGATACCGAGTTTATACTTAATTTTATCTGGTGTATAACCTGTATCGATGATGGGATAAAATACAAGACCATCAGTGATGACCGCACTGGCATACGCAGCTTCAGAAGCAGCAAGAGCAATCCCATCCGTATCGATTATTTCAGTGATTTTTACATTATCTAAAATGGTTCTCTGATTAGTTGTTAGATGAAGATTACTGGCAACATGCGTGTCATATGTAGATGATGCAACACCACCTAGACCTGCAAGTGTAATGGATACTGCTCCTGTAGATCCATTGACACTCGTCACTGCATCCGTTGGTGTTAGAAGTTCTTGCCAGTTCGTTAACGTTGAATATGGCGCTGCCTTTAAGATAAATGATTTGTTTAAGTCTGTTCTAACAGCAACATCACCTTCCTGTGCAGTAGATAATGCGAGCATAGCAGTCTGACTTGCGACTACAAACGTATTTGTAAGTGCAATCTTTGGGACAACGCTATCTGCTAACTTACCGTTCGAATCCAATATAGGAATGTTGCCATTTCCTGTTCCTGTGTTTTTAGTTGAAGCCGTCCCTAGATTCAATGCCGTAATCTTTGTATCGATTTGAGCATCAACTTTAGCTACTCCTGGGATTTTTAAATAATCTGATTCCGCTAACGGAACAGATACACTTGCAACCTTATCTGCTTTTGCTATATAGAGATGTTCACCACTAAAATCTACTTGTGGTTCACCAGCTTTGACAGTGCCTGTTGTACCTACAAGAGGACCAGTTCCTGCTGAGGTTCTTCTTTTAATTTGAATTGTTGCCATTTATTTTCCTCCTATTTTTTCATAAACACACTGGTAATGTTGTGTGTCGTATTTCCGGTTGTTAAAGTCACGATTCCATTTTCATAAACAACGCTTAATGAATAATCTCCTGATGCATATCTATATGAAATTGATGTATTAGATCCAATAAATAAGAACATCTGCTCACCAGGAAATGTAATAACAGTATGATTGTTGATTGTCACATATAAGATTGCTTGACTCAGTTCAGTTGAGTTTGTACCTGAGAACCGATAAGTTCCTGCGGATACTAAGGTCAATTGCTTTCTAACAGGTAGGTAATGGTTAAATATTTCATCATCTAATGAATCAACACGTCCTTTATCATTACTAATCATCTTTCGTGTATAACTCGTTAGAGTCACTGATGTTGTCGTTTTTGTATAAGCGCACAATACAAGTTCATATAATCCATCAGTTAAAAGTAAATTTGTCATCGTTAAAGATGGATATCCCCCGACTTGTTCTTTCAAATACAAACTGACTGTGTTACTCGAACTATCTACCCCAAGAACGACATATCCATATTTACTTGAGTCAGGAGTAATACCGATTGTTGTCAAATTTTCCATATAGATGATACGTCCATAAATCGAAACATATCCATCACTAAATGTAATGGTGTTGTTTGCTAAAGTAAAACTACATTCGCTCTTTAATCCTTTTAAAATGCCAACATCGCTTGAAAAAAGAAAATGATACAAGTCTGAATCAATCTTAGCTGTAACATTGCCACCTTCAAATGTGATTTTTTGTAGACCCATCAGAATTCACCTCCATCGATATTTGAATTTGTAATTGTGATATTACTTGTTGAAGTACTGCCAGTATTTTTACTGAGCAGTTGTATTTTTTCTGTGAGTTTCACTCTGTATTCTCCTAACG